CTTCAATAATTTGAGTTTTACCACCAACCCATTTAATAAACGGTTTCATATTCTAATTTCAAATTAAAGTTTTAAGCCGTTAATTGAATATGGAAGAGATTCGTCGGAACCACAATGATGCCAAGAGATCCCTGATACAGTCTGTTGCTCAGAAGGGGCAGTGTGTTCTGGATGTTGGGTGTGGTTTTGGTGGTGATCTTCAAAAATGGCACAAGTGTGGGGTCAATATAAATATGTGTGACCCAGAGCCATCGGCCCTAGTGGAGGCTAGGTCCCGTGCGAAAAATATGCACTTACGGGTGAACTTCTACGAGGGTGACATACACCAGTGCCCGAATAGAAAGTTCGATGTGGTGTGTTTCAACTTTTCTTTACACTACATCTACAAGACGAGGGACTTCTTTTTCAGTTCCCTGAGGGAAATAAAGAAGCGTATAAAACCAGGTGGAAAGTTGATAGGTATCATTCCAGACTCTGAGAAGATTGTGTTTAGGACACCTTACCGAGATGAGGATGGAAACTACTTCTTAACACGCGGTGGGTATGGAGAATATGGCGAAAAGATGTTTGTACACTTGGTGGATACCCCATACTATGCGGATGGTCCAAAGCCAGAGCCTATATGCTACAAAGATCGCCTTGTGACGAGTTTAGAGGAAATGGGATTTAGACTAGAACTTTGGGAGGGTCTCACAGGAAACCCAATCTCAGAGTTCTATAGTAAATTTATCTTTGTATATAAGAGATGATAGCGTTTATCGTATTGATATTCATCAACCTTCTGATACTCCAGAAGACACGTGAACCGGTTGAGTTTGTAGAGGTCAAGGAAAGGTATCACATTTTAAGAGAACATTTGAAGGAAACTGAAAATGAAAAGTTTAGTATGCTTGTAAAACCAATCCCAATAACTGGACTGAAGAAGATGAATGACAATGTGGGTTATAACACAAACAAGGGTGGAGAGATTGCGGTGTGTTTAGATGGTGATGTGAATCATATATTTCATGTGCTTATTCACGAGTTGGCCCATTCGACCGTCGACGAATACTCACACTCTCCTCAGTTCTGGAAAAATTATGCAGAACTTCGGGACATTTGCGAACATCTGGGTATTTACAGGAAGATTCCCGACAAGACGAAATTTTGTGGTCAACACATTCAGGATAAATAATCTTGAGGTATACTAAATGAAAACACCTGTTAGTGTTCTACTCACAGCGATACTATATTGGTTGGGTATTTTTGCAGTATTCATGATTCCACAATTTTCACGAAACTACGAGTTCAACTTAATTTGGTTGACTGTCGTTATACCAAACGTCTTGCGTTTAATTGTGAATAGAATCCCACGTCTCGCAGTGGATCGCATTTTCTTTTTCGCAAGCACGGTAATTTCTTTGATTGCCACCTATTTCATCAATAGGATTTGGAATGCATCCAAACAATCTGTCAAAAATCCAGATACTGACGCGAGGGGAAAAAGGATTTTAGTCTTTCTCCTCATGTCAACGTTCGCAGGTGGTGCACTTGTCACCTACTTCGCGGGCATCGATAATTCAATTTACAGTAATTTAGGATGGGAACGTTAAGGTTTAACGATGTAATCCTTGATAAAGTAGAATACAACCGCCGCAACGACACCGGTTGAGGCAAGACCAACAAAACTCCTACCCCCTTGTTCGTTAAGGAACTTGGGGATAGAGGTCGCAAGTTTGTCTTGAACGGGTTTGCTGACAGCCAGGGCGGCACAAGCAGCAACAACTAGGGCTGTAAGCTGATCATCGGTAAGATTAAGTGGATTCTTGCTGGATGGTTTTTCCTCCTGAACGGTGGGGGAGGGGTAAGCACCCTGTGGCTGGGGAGCGGTCATACCAGGCATGACACCCTGAACTCGGGGCTCGTCGGTCATCATTGGGGGCTCTAACATAATATCGTTGATTGGGGTAGAATCCATAGTCTCTTTATTTTGGTGTATATTTTTTTCTGGTTCGATATACCCACGATTTTCCACAAATGTAGTAGATTGGTTATTTATTGGAACCATTCCTTCTCCATTATCGGAAAGATTCATTGTATTTACGGACGGGGAAGCCATATACTATATCAAACTTTTTTCAAAAAAAACAAAAACGCAATTATTTTCGTTTTGTTATCGTCAAAGCAGTTTTTTTCGTCGCCTTCTTAGCATCAGCTTCCTTTTGTTCAAGGTGTTTCGGGTTATACATCTTTTTGTGAAGTCTCCAAAGTTCGGGTCCCCCAACTCTAAAGTTCTTCCTGAGAGAAGCTTTGTACCAAAATACACAATCCTGTATCTTATTAGATTTCACAGTGTTATCCAAAACCAGGCATTCATAGTTCTCTGTGCACGCGTCCATGACCTTACAAAACATATCGAATGAGGGAAAAATACCAAAAAATGATTTATATAACTTTTCTCTATTTTGAATGATATTTTCACGAAGGATAAATACATAATCAACATTTGCCCTGAGAGCTGGTGGAAGGTCCATCACGTACTGCATCGTCAACATGAAGAAGATCTTCCAGTGACGTCCATTCATAAAACATTGTCTGATACAGGTATCTTTCAGGAACTTTGAGTCATACATACAATCATCTAGAAGCATGAAGGCTCCACAGTTTGTTTTTCCAGCTCCAACTAATTTACGTTGCCTAGCCATCACTCTTTCTATAGCATCTCTGTCATAATCACCATAAATGAATAAATCTGGGATAAAATCAGAATAAAAATGATTACCCTCCTCAGTTCCAGAGAGCACAATTCCTGCTGGGAGGTGTTTTTTATGAAACATTATATCTTTGACTAAAGTTGATTTACCCGTATTTCGCTTACCGATGAACACACAAACCCTGTCATCTGTGATCGTTTCAGGTTTGAATTTCCTCAACTGGAGGTTCATTCTAATGTAGTGTCTCGTTTTAATTCTCAAAATTTTACTCATATACAATAGGAATGGCTGGTCGTCTGAGACTTGCTGCCACTGGAGTCCAAGATAGGTGGTTGACTGATAGTCCACAGTTTTCACACTTTCTAATAAACTTCAAAAGACATACCAAGTTTGCTTTGGATTATATCGAGAGTCATTTTGATGGGGAATTAAACTTTGGGAATACTATTGTCTGTAGAATTCCAGGAGACAAAGGTGATCTAATTCGAAATCTAAACCTGAAAATGACGCTCACAGATCCTCTACCAGTTGTAGGGGGAGCGTCAAACTGGGTGCAAGGTATTGGTTCTCAAATTATGGAGTATGCTGAACTTGTTATAGGTGGACAGGTTATAGAAAGAATAACAGGTGAATACATTTCAATACATCAGCAACTTCATAATACAAATGACGACACCGAACAATCACTATACTTCCTTACGGGTCATCAACGTCAGTTACCCTTTCCCGATACATATACCTATTATGTGGATTTACCATTTTACTTTTATAGGCATCCATCTCTTTCTATTCCAACCTGCGCTCTCACGAAACACCAAGTTGAGGTTGTCATTAAACTCAAACCATTGACAGAATTAATAAGTGGTGGTAAAGCAGCATTTGATGCTCTAGGGGGACCCTATGTCTGGGCGGATATACAGGGTTCGATTAATAGAATGTCAATTGATACAGAATTTGTTTATGTTACAGACGACGAAAGAAACTATCTGAAATCAAATCCTATTGATTATCTAATTACACAGGTTCAAATTTCTAGATTTGTAATGAAAGCCGGTGAAACTGAAAAAAGTGTGATGTTACATTTCAAACACCCTGTCAAAGAGATGTATTTTGTTTCACAGATGGCATACAATCAGAATGAAGATAACTATCCGTATATTTTAAATAAGTTGTCAAATGTTGAACTTCGTTTCAACGATCAGGTTGTTTTTAACAGGGATGGATTATTTTTGATGTATCAGAACCAGTTTATGCACCATACAAATTGCTCACGCGAGTATACAAATAGTGGTGTGACAATTCCATTTGTTTTCGGAACGTATTCATTTTCATTAAATCCTGAGGTCCATTTTCCAACTGGACAGGTCAATATGAGTCGTATTTCCCATAAACTTCTTAAAATGAAAATAGACATCGATCCAAGTGACGTGTCGTATACCAAAAACAATCGGATATACGCAATCAACTACAATATATTGAGATTTGAGAGTGGTTTAGCTGGATTAAAATTTTAGGTGAATATATTAGTAATGGCTGGTCGTACACAACTTACAGTCTCAGGAAGACAAGAACAGTTCTTCACAACAAATCCAGACTATACACATTTTCTAGAAAAGTTTAAGAAACATTCCAAGTTTTCCAGACAGTATGCAGACATCGAATCAGATAATGCTTTTGACTTTGGGACGACTACCCGTTTTACAATACCCCAAAATCAAGGTGATTTACTGTCATCGTTAAGTTTGAAGATGAAACTTCCACAGATACTAACTTCCAACGTGTGTTACATTGAATCGGTTGGACATGGGGTGATCGAACACGTGGATCTTTTAATAGGGGGTGAAATTGTTCAGCGACTTACGAGTGACTATTTACAGATACATTCAGAACATTACGTTACCCAAACCAAACAACATGCTTTGGAAAAATTGATTGGGAAATATCCCCTAAGAACTATTGACTCTAAAGTGTGTGATTCGGGTATACTAGCACATAACTTTCTAGGAAGAACTGATAAGGGTGATGTTGATTTATTTGTAGACTTACCATTTTACTTTTATAGACACCCAAAACTTGCAGTTCCACTGTGTGCCATCAAGAAACAGGAGGTTGAAGTTGAGGTCAAATTGAGAAAACTTCAGGACATCGTTATCACCGATACAGGAAATTATCACACGATGACAGATGATATTCACATAAAAGATTTACAACTGTGCACAGAGGTTGTATTTCTAGATCCATGTGAGAGATTGATGATTGAAAATAAGTCTTCGGACTATTTAATTACCCAAATTCAAGAAAACATTTTCAACATCGATAGTGGCGTAAACACAATCAAAGTAAATTTCGATTTTGTCAATCCGGTGAAGGAGTTGTATTTTGTAATCCAACGGTATGGTACTACGGGTGATGGGACAACCAGTGGAAACTTTGTGACACCTTTTGACTACGATAATACAACGAATGTGGTGAATGGTAAATATACTTTATACGAGAATCTAGACTATCTAGAACTTTCACTGGATGGTGAAGATATTATAAAGAAGAGCACAGGGAATGTCATCTTTCTAAAAGCTATACAGTCTGCAATTCACCATTCAAAGACCCAGCTCATTAGACGTTTCTACTCCTATAGTTTTGCTCTTCAACCCGAAGAGTGGTACCCAACCGGACAAATCAACATGAGTCACATAAAAGAACAAATTCTTAACCTAAGTCTGACACCTTGTTCTACATTTAATAGACAACTTCGTGTTTACGCAGAAAGTTTCAACATTCTCCGTGTAAGTGGGGGATTTGCCAAAACTATTTTTGACACCAGACATTAGAGATGAATATGCAAACGGGATTCGGTGCTACTGGAGACGATACAATGATTAATCGATACATTAGTGACATGATCGACATCATGACACCAGTTATGGAAAATAGTATGATTCTCGCAGCAGAATATTCTAAGGCTTGTGGGAGAGATGTGCTTCTCTCAGAAGACATGGAATATGCAACAAGATATTGTGCGATGTACACAGTTGGTCAGAAGATTGGGTCATTTTTTCCCGATCTTTACGAGGAGGGGGACTCTGAAGGTGAAGAAGAAATTGAAGAAGTTTCTGAAGATGACTGCCCCAAATTTACAAGATATTCAGGAGACGATGAGAAAATGCTTCAAATTAACTACGCCTACGATCATTGGGATGATTGGGAACCCCAGAGTCCGATAGAATCGATGTTAAAAAATGCTATAAATAGTAATGAGCACATGGGAACCTGAAGCATGGACATTTTCAGAAGAAATATTTAAGGAATATGAATCCGAAACAAGCTCTGACGATGAATCATCTGATGATGAACTCTTCACAAATTCAAAAAATACCAGGAAAACTAAGTATAAAAAAATAGAAAAAGAAGACCTACTCCCCGAATAATTTTTTTTTCGTAGTGTATAGTATAAAAACTTACACAATGGCTGGCGTTATGAACACTGCTATGGATACTGTCACCCTTGTCGCGGCTGAGCTTGAGACCCAGTCTCTCAACTCCATCGTTGCCGGTTTCTCCTTCGCGGCGGCGATGTCCTGGATGGACCTTGTCCGCTGGGTCATTACCCAGGTCGTGAAGGTTCCCAAGAACGGTGGCTCCCAGTACGCGCTCACCGCTCTCTTCACCACCCTCCTTTCGGTGATTGTTTACAAGATCATCTCGATGGTCTCTACTCGCGTCTCGAAGCCTGCTCAGCCAGTCTTCGCGATTACCCGCTAAGTGGGTTTTCGTTTCATCATTGCGAGCATCATGATACCCAACAATATGATAAAACCTATATAAATATAGCCTTTCCATTCATAAGGATTCTCAACCTCGGGAATGCTTATATTTGATAGAGCATCCTGAAACATTTCATTTGTTTTTTCCGTAGATTTAGTTAAACTTTGTAATTTATCAGTAGAACAAGTAACTTCAAACTTTAAAACGTGATCCAAAGTTCCAAATGCGTAGGGTGTGAGTTCACCATTATTCATGTATAAAAATTCTATTTGAAGGTCTGTAAGAACTTTCTGTGAACCGGAGTGAAAGCGGTGTATTAGGGGATCATCTGAACCGTTGAACGTTATATTGTCTGTGTCATCGAGAAGTATATATCCTGTATGTCGTGCTGTTTTTACATAAACAGTTTGATTGTATTCGTCTGAACCCGATGTCAACCGTAAAATTAACGCTTTTGGTCTATATGGAGAAAGCATGGGTGTGGGAATACGAGCTGACACTAATTTCATTTCAGATACGTCATAAATCGGATTTTCTAGATGAACAGTGTAATTATTTGCATATGTATATAAGGAACTATCACGTTCGGAACTATCTATAACAAGACTATGAACCTTCATTAAAATTAGGGTATATAATTTTAATGGATGTTTTGTTCTGTGTAAAGTTAAATTATTACTGGGAAATACTGTGAGCTAGGGGGTTATTTTCTAATTGTCTCTTTGCTATGTCTAGAGAACCACAGTTGGGATTCGCATTACCCTTGTAGGCGTTGAACTGGTGGAAAGGTTTTTGTTGGTAGTTTTGGGTCCAACCACCATTGGCTGCATTGAAACGACCATCGATGCGGGAGGTGTCGCTACGAACCGCAGTCAGACGCCCACCCTGCTTCAAAGCACTTTCCCTGACGTTCATACGACCAGCGTTACCCATTCGGTTAGGTTTACCACGACGATCTTCGGGGCGGAAACCATACTTCATGAGCTCCGCGTTATTCTTCTGAGCAACCTGCGCAGCCGCACTGTTTGTGTAAGCACCCTTGAAATTTGATATCCCTGGCGCTGGTTGATTATAGTAAGCGAATTGTGTATCATTTCTGTCACTCTTGAAGCGGGTTGGATCTTGGGCGAGAGTCTGGGCTGAAACCATCTTCTTAGCTGGATTGAAACCTAACCCATCCGTGCGTAACCCGGTTTCGGAACGATTGGTTGTTCGCTTTGTGCGTTCGTGTTCGTTCCTGACAACTACCCCAGACATACCTTGTGCGCGACCGGGGACGGTGGGTAAACGGGAGGGTAGATGAGTTGTTTTTTCTGGACGATTGTGTCCCAAACGTCCAACGACGGCGGGGCGACCACCCGAAATATCGTGGGCTGGACCTGACCGACCGGGTAAAGTAGTTAACCTGTATTCACCAACATTGATTGGGTTGACGCGGAACATTTGTTGGTATCCACCTGTAGCTGGAACATTTGGGTCTACCCCCAAACCTGGTCCGACGAGTTGTTTTTCTATGGGGGAGAGATTGTTCATCCTTCCAGTGTCATACATACGATTTCTCATGTCAAGAAGTTCTTGACCATTGCTACGTTCCTGTCGTGAAATGTCAGCAAAACCAGTTACTTCTACCTTATGTGGAACAACGTCTACACGTGAGGCGAAACTATCTTGAATGAAATTTGGATCTTCGTCATTAACTGGTGGTGGAGCGGTGGAAGGTGGTGGTGGGGGAGTCACCTCCTTCTTTTTACTCAGATTCCGACCAGCAAATACAAGACCGGCTACGGCCATTAGTGATACAGGATCAGCCATTCTTATTTCTTATTAACATTTTTATTAGAGTAGTATCTTTGCTGGAACAAACCATTCTGAAGCTCGGCTCGAGTGCTGGATGGTTCATAAGTCAACGTGCGGAGGGGGACTTTACACTCCATGTTCGAGAGTGGGAAGAGGTTACGTTCGTAGGTGGGAACGATATTTTTATTAAATCTGGATGTGCTTTGGGGGCGAAGTTGATCGCTGACATCTATGTGCTGTGCTGGGGATCCTTTACCAGCCATGTAAGGGGCAGTTCCATATAACATTGTATTTGGGCGACCACCATAATTGAGTGTACTGGGCTGAGGATACACAAAAACCTCATCAGTCGCCTTTACGGGGGGGAGAGCCTCTTTGTTTTGAACTATGGAAAGACCAGGTTGGAGCTGATATGCCATTTATTATTACATAAGAATATTTATCTACGCTGAACCGTTTCCGCCACCAAACATCCCACTTCTTTTATTTCCGTCATTTAATCCACCGAACGCCTCAAGCTGAACACCCCTCGCATTTGGGTCACAGAATATTGTGTTGGACTTGCAAGATGGACCGTTCTTTGGTCCATACAACCATTCCGCGAATTGAGTTTGTTCCCCACCTGGTATTTTTGATACAGGATTTGTGACAAACTGACGCTCAAACGCATTCCTGTGTCTGGATATGGCCATGGGTGACCTGGTTCTACCCGCACCTGAATCATAGGGAATTCTATTTCCTGATTGAGAGTTTGAGCTCGCATAGTAACACGCCTCTAATCTATTGGGAGCATCACTGTATTCCGATATCAAAGTGTTTCCCATTGGATTGTCACGCGTTGGTTTGTGACAGGCTTCACTGTTACACGGTTCTTTATACTCTTCGCGAACCATCTGTGAAGTATACAAAACATAAATAACCCCTATCGCCGTCATTCCCAAAACGAAAATACGGGGATCTCGACGAATTAAATAAACAGCACAACAAACGTAAATTATGAACCGGGTCGCCGCATTCACTCTTTCCTCGGGGGTCTGTTCCCCCGTAGGCCAAAATTCTGAAACTTTATCATTCTTTACGAGTTCCTGGGGATTGTCGAACCAAGTCTTCATTTAATATAGGAGGAGGTTTATTTTTTTGATAGACCACCAAGCATACCACCCATCATCTTCATTAGAGCATCCTGATCAATTTCTCCACCATTTCCACCCTCCATCTGGGATGCGACACCCTTCGCAATTTCCTCAATTTGAGATAACGTATCTGCTGAAATGGATGTGATGGTAGTTCCAAGCATATACAGGGTCTGTAAATATTGCCATGTAACATCCTTAGTGTTCTGACTCATACGTTCCCAATACGATTTAATGTCAAGATCCTTCAACATGTCAATGGTTTCAATCTCCTTTAAGAGAAAAGTCTCATCCTTAGATGAAATCTTGTCAGAGTATGGGGATACGCCACTCATAAACCCATCAACAACCAACCGTGGGTTTGTGCTTTTGAGTAAATCAAAGGAAGTTAACATCTTCTTAATGCCTTTTTCATCTGGAAAAGTCTTGTGCAATTCCACAAGAAATTGACCCATCATGTCGTTAAACGCGGTAACGGACGCCATTTTCTTATTACAAGTTTTTTATCTTTAAGTTTAAAAAGGGTCATTTGAGATAGATTCCTTCTTACCAAGTCCATTTGACACAATGAAAAATACAAGAATCGCAACCAAAACGGCGGGTTTTACATATTTATTCAGTTCAAGTTTACCTTCATTATTTAAATAAGCTTTGAGATGAATGTATCCAGCGGCGATGCCACCCGCTATCAATCCTGCACTCACGGGGTCGCGTAAATAGTCGGAGATTTCCATTTAATTATACCTGGGATTTTTTATACGATGGTCTGGTGCATCACCAAATAGGACACCCTCATCCTCTTGTGGTTGCTCTACTGGGGCTGAGGTTGGGATTGGTTCGGGAGCCTGAACCCCGGGAACTGTCTTGAACTCATTTTCTAATCCGGTAGGCTGAAGAATCTCGTTAGGGACTGGGTCTTCGGTAGGAAACGGCTCCGGTTCTGGCTCTGGCTCTGGCTCTAGCACTGGCTCTGGCTCTTCAACTGGATTGAAATCGTCAATGACATCTGGATCTGGGGAATCGTTGATCTCCCCATCCAAATCAATGTCCCTGGATTCTTGGGACATATACGTCTGTAAAATCTGTTGAACTGGAATTAATTCTTTGACTGTACTTTCGATGCACATACAAATTCTAGAAGTCAATTTTTCATCACGAATATATTCACTCTGTTCATCGTGAAAGACGTATGGATCTTTGTAAATATCTTTCGCTACGTTATTGTAGCAGGTCTGAATAAATACTTCATTTGTGGGTAGTTTTAGTGAAATCTTTTTATTGTCACTCTTAAGTCGAACAGCCGAAAGAATTTTGGTGCACGCAACAAACACCGCCGCCAAGAGGTCGTTAAACCACGCGCATCTATCGGAAATATTATCAGTGTGCTGCTTAGACATAGCGTTTGACCAATTTGGCACCTCCTTGAGGAGCTTCTGATACATGACAAGAACCTTCCTCCCCTTCGACAAAGCCACGGCTTCATTATACATATCGTGAAAAACTTCAATCATAGCTGGACACATGATGAGACAGAGCTGTCCCAAGTACTCTTTTTTTGCCTCGACGAGAACGTTCAAATTGTCCATTTATGATTAAGAGGGTTTTTAAATTTGATTTTTCCTACGCACCCCGCCTGTATTGATTAGCTATCTTTTTGAGGTTCATAAGATTTGGGAAATCCGCTACATCCTCTGATGATTCTTTTTTCTTTCTGGGAACAATTAACGATATGTAAATATCAAATTCACTTACAAGTTTAACTGAAAATCCACCCAAAGAAAACTGTCTGGTGATATATCTCGCCGCCGCATTTCTATCAAATGAAGGATAACCAACTAAAAACATGGGAATAGTCATAAAAAGTTGTTTATGTCCCAGTTCAAGTGATCGTTTGATTTTTGCTGAAAAGATTTCGTAAATTTTTGTATAAATTTCCTTTTTGATTCGTTTTCGTTTATCATCAATTTTTATAATATCATCGATGCTGATCATTACTTTTAGTTGAAATTATTTTTTACAGAATCCAACTCACTTTTATTAGGGGAAGCGACTTCCTTCACCAACCTGAAGTTTACAAACTCGCTGGCACTCGAATCACCTACAAATGGACCAACATTACCTGGTGCTTCTACATTCATAGGTTGAGAACGGATTGCGATGAGACTTACCTTATCATTTTCAACCTTAAACGACGCTACTATGGAAAATCCATAGGCAAACCCACTATTCTTAACAGCCATAAACATACATTCGTAGATGTCATTTTCTTCACCAACATACTTCTTCACAGCATTTGTTTCAATTATGTAGGTGCAAACACCCAAACGCTCTGAAATCTCTGCATTCGCTTTGAGTGCAAACTCCTGTATCATATCATTGTTTATACTAGTCTCCGTTTCCGTATACTTACTTAAATCTGGTCTGTCGTCATTTAAGGTTCCCTGTGTCTTAAATGTCTCTCGTGTATTCATTAGGAATATGACAATAAGCAACAGAGCAAATACCAATACCAATAAGTAATTCATCTTTACTACTATGCGTGAATTTTTTTTTAGAAAATACAAAATATATAGTAGATATGTCTCTTCTGATATTTAGTCCAAGGTGTAAACATTCTATGGAAATTGTCGAGTATGTAAACAACCACGCTCAACTAAAACAACTTGTTCATTACCATAATGTGAATACACAGGGCATACCTTCGAATTATAAAAATAAGATCACCCGCGTCCCCACTATGTTGACAAAAAATGGTAAGATTCTCGTAGGCAACGAGATACGGAATTGGTTAGATTCACTTCTTCCAGCAAAGGATATAGGTTGTGGTAATATTGGTGGGTGGTCATGTATGACATCTATTGATGGTAAGAGTGAAAGTGGTATGTTTACCTTGGAAGAATATGGAAAATCTTTACAACCTGCGATGACCAAAGAACTTCAAGATAAGATTAGCAGGGATGTTAGTAAAGGTGAAATATATACAGATTTAAAGAGTTAATTGACATTACTTATTAGATATGAAGTTTGTGACAATCCAAGCAGCGGCTTTTAAGTCGACGTTCGAAGTATTAAAAGACATCCTCAACGATGTCAATATTTATTTCAAACCATCTGGAATGTATATAGTGACCCTAGATAC